TGATGCTTCACAATTAACAGGTACAATAACACCATCAGATAATACTGTTTCACTTGCTAAACTAACTGCAACAGGAACTAAAGATGCTACAACCTTTTTAAGAGGAGATAATACTTTTGCAGAAGCTGGTGGGGGTATTGAAGAAGCTGACCAATGGAGAATAACAACCAACATAACAACTCCACAAAGTACAGTTGCTGATCTTACAACAAATTGGGAAAGAGTAGATACAGATGGTTTTGGAAAAATAGGAACAGGATTAACAGAAAGTTCTGGTATTTTTTCTTTTGCTAGTACAGGAGTTTATTACATTCATGCCTTTGCTTGTTTTCAGGGTAAAGATAGTCCTTACTATAATTTAGTATTAAAAACTACAACAGATAATTCTACTTATGATCTTGCTTCTGAAAATTATTGTTTTACTGCTGCTGATAATAATTATCAATCTACAAGTTTAACTTTTATGTTTAATGTAACAAATATAACAACTCACAAAGTTAAATTTGGTCATAGAATGCAAAATGTTGGTGGTTCTTTGCAAGGTCAAACTAATGCAAATGGGAACGCATTTACATTTATTAGATTAGGAGATAGTGTTTAATGAATAGAGATTATTTTCAAGACGCATTACATAGTTTTAATACTGATACACCTAATTGGTATGGCTGGAAAAAAGAAGACGACAATGGAAATAAAATTCCTAACTCTGAACGTATGCAATACCAACATATTAAGATTATTAAAGATGGTGCAACTATGCCAACTGAAGCAGAAGTAAATGCAAAGATACAAGAATTAAAAGATGCTGAAACAAACGCAATAAATAAAAAAGCATCTGGCAAACAAAAACTTTTAGACTTAGGATTAACCGAAGAAGAAGTGAAAGCATTAATAGGTATATAATATGAGTGAAGTAAAAGTAAATAAAATATCACCTAGATCGGGAACACAGGTAACCCTAGGGGATAGCGGAGATACAATAACTGTACCAGCAGGTGCAACATTTGATGCATCTAGTGGTACTTTAACAGTTCCAAATAGTTCTATTTCAGTAACTCAATTATCTGCAACAGGTACAAAAGATTCTACAACTTTTTTAAGAGGTGATAATACTTTTCAAGTTGTAACTACAGATTTAGTAAATGACACTACTCCACAACTCGGTGGAGCATTAGATATTAATTCACAAGAAATTACAGGAAGTTTAATACCATCAACAACTGATACTTATGATTTAGGTTCAGCATCTAAAGTTTGGGCAAACATCTATACTGGAGACTTAAACTTAAACAACGAATCAAAAACAGGTAATGATATTGATGGTTCCACAGGTTCTTGGACTATTCAAGAAGGTTCAGAAGATTTGTTTTTAATAAATAGAAAATCAGGAAAAAAATATAAGTTTAAACTAGAGGAGATTTAACATGGCTTTTATCTCCAATGGCACTACAATTTTAGATAATGGTGCATTTGATGTTTCATTAGGAAATTTAGTTTTATTATCTGAACAAACAGCAAGTGGAAGTGCATCAATAGAATTTACAACAGGAATAGATAGCACATATCCTATTTATAAGTTTGAATATATTAATTGCCACCCATCATCAGCTAGTACATTAAGTTTTTTAGGTTCTACAAATGGTGGAAGTTCTTATGGAGTAACAAAAACATCTACTTCGTTTTATGCACTTCATACAGAAAATGATGCTACCACATCATTAAGTTATAATATTTTTCAAGATTTAGCACAATCAACTAGCAGACAAGGTTTAATTGGTACACTATCAACAGATAATGATAGTAGTGGTTCTGGAGATTTATATATTTTTAATCCTTCATCTAGCACATTTGTAAAACATTATATAGCAAACGCTAATGGTTCTAATGCTCAATCTGTTAATAGTTATACTGCTGGTTATTTTAATTCTACTTCACCAATTAACGCAATAAAATTTGAAATGTCAACTGGCAACATAGATTCTGGCACAATAAAACTATATGGAATAAAGGATAGTTAAAATGGCAGTAGTATCAGGTGGAACAACATTAATAGACAATGGTGCTTTAGATGCTGGAGTACCAACAGGAAGTTTAATATTACTTTCAACTCAAACTGCAAGTGCAAGTGCAACAATAGATTTTACATCTGGTATAGATTCAACCTATGACAGTTATGTATTTAAGTTTTATAATATACACCCAAGTGCGAATACAGCTGCTATTCAATTTCAAGGTAGTACAGATGGTGGTAGTTCTTATGGTGTAACAATGACATCAACTATTTTTACTGTACTACACACAGAAGATGGTGCAGAAACTGGTTTTACTTATCAAGCTGGAGATGATATTGCACAAGGAACAGGTTTTATGAAGTTACATAGACATTGTGGAATTGATAATGATATGTCGCAAAATGGAGAGCTTACTATTTACAATCCTAGCAGTACAACTTTTGTTAAACATTTTATGTCAAGGTTTAGTGGTTCTTGGCATGCACCTGGAGAAATGGAAAATTTTACTGCGGGATATTTTAACACCACATCTGCTGTTAATGCTATTCAGTTTAAATTTAGTTCTGGCAACATAGATGATGGTATAATCAAAATGTATGGAGTAAAATAATGGATAACATTCGAAAAGGAGTTTTCTCATGGGTTTAATATCTAACGGCACAACAATATTCGACAATGGCTCAATGGCATCTGGCTTTGGTGGAAGTTTAAACTTTATCTCAAAAGCTACTGCTAGTGCATCTGCTAGTATAGAGTTCACATCTGGGATTGATAGTACATATAAGGAATATATTTTTTATTTTGTTAATATGCACCCAGCTACTGATGGTGCAGAGTTTCAATTTCAAGCAAGTACAGATAGTGGTTCTAATTATAATACAACTGTTACATCAACTCATTTTGATGCTTACCATGAAGAAAATGATGGGTCTCCAACATTAACATACTTGACAGGATTTGACCAAGCACAAGGTACAGGATTTGAAACTATAGCAAGAGATATAGGTTTTGATAATGACCAATCAGCAAGTGGTTATTTACATATTTTCAATCCATCTAGCACAACATTTGTTAAGCATTTTATGTCTAAATTTAATTTTAGTGGTAATAATAATTTTACAGGAAATAGTTTTCATGCTGGATATTTTAATGATACAAATGATATAGATGCTGTTAAATTCCAAATGTCTAGTGGAAATATAGATAGTGGAGAGATATTGCTATTTGGTATTAATTAAATTATAAGGAGATTATTATGGCACATAAATTAGTAAATGGAATACAAGTACAATTAACAGCAGAAGAAATCGCACAAAGACAAGCTGAAGAAACTGCTTGGAATAATGGTGCATTTGATAGAGCTATGGCAGATTTAAGAAGTAAAAGAGATAGACTTCTTGCATCATCTGATTGGGTAATGATGTCAGATTCTCCAATAGCTGATAAAACTAATTGGGAAACATATAGACAATCACTAAGAGATTTAACAAATGGTTTAACAACTGTTGAAGAAGTTAATGCAGTTGTTTGGCCTACAAAACCATAATTAATATAAGTTTGTGACAAGCATATTAAAAATAGACAATATTAAAAATACTTCAGATAAAAATATTATAAATGAAGTAGCAAACACAGTAACCATAGGGGCCTCTGGAGATACCATAACGGTTGCTTCAGGTGCAGCTTTGGCTACTGATAGTTTAACTATAAGTGGTAATAGTATTCAAGCAAGATTATTTCCAACAGTATCTTCAATATCACCCACAAGTATATCTGCAAGTACACCAACTAATATTACAATTACAGGAAGTAATTATATTGCTACTCCAATTGTTGAGGCACATGAGTCAGCAACAGGAGCTGTTACATTAGCTAACTCAGTTACTTTTAACAGTAGCTCTAGCTTAACTTGTAATTTTACATTAGCTAATACAGGAACATATTATTTAAGAATAGAAAACAATACAGGCTTTGCAGGTAGATCTACAACAGCTTTATTAACGGTATCATAATGGGAACATTAAAAGTAAATACAGTACAAGATTCTGATGGTAATAATATCATCAATGAAAGTGGCAATACAGTCACTGTAGGTAAATCTGGAGATACAGTTACTGTTGCATCTGGGGCATCCCTAACTGCAGACAGTTTAACAGTTAATGGTGGTTCAGTTACAGCTGTAACTTTTCCAACTTATACTTCTATATCCCCAGATACAATTACTAACGCTGCAACAAGTATTACAATTACAGGTACAGGTTTTGTTAATGGTGCAGTAGTAGATGCTATTAATACAACTGGTGGTATTACTTCAGCAAATAGTGTTACCTTTAATAGTTCAACAAGTATTACAGCTAATTTTACATTAACTACAGATGGTACTTATTTTATTAGAGTTGAGAATCCAGATGGATTAGCAGTAAGATCTAGTGCTGCTGATTTAACTGTATCTGATGCACCAACATGGAGTACAGGTGCAGGATCTTTAGGATCAGTTGCAGCAGGAAGTAGTGTATCATTATCAGTATCTGCTAGTTCAGATTCTGCAGTTACTATTTCTGAAGTTACAGCAGGTGGAAATGTTTTAACAGGTACATCTGATACTCCTGCAAGTACAATGAGTTTATCATTAGCAACTGATGGTTCAATCACAGGTACAGCTCCAGAACCTACAAGTGAAACTACTTATAACTTTACTTTAAGAGCAACGGATGCAGAATCACAAACAGCTGATAGAGCTTTCTCTATTACTGTAACAGTAGGAATTAATAATGGAGGTCAGTTTAACTAATGATTAAAATTTTCAAATCGGAGATTTGCTAATGGCTAGTACATATTTATCAAG